CGCACCGGGATCTCCTTTTGTCGCCCCGTTTTTGCACAATCGGATGGGGCGCTCTTCGGTCGTCGTGGGGTCTTCTTGTCGTCGGAGAGCTTGCGGGATGCTGAACACCGTTCCCCTGTGGGCGCACCAGCGGGCCGAGATCGACGCCTCGTGGTCGGTCCCGGCCCGCGCGCGCCTGTGGGAGCCGCGGCTTGGCAAGACTCGTGTCTGCGCCGTCGAGATGCGCCGCCTCTGGGAGGGCGGCCACATCACGCGGTTCCTCGTGGCCTGCCCGAAGACGGTCGCCGGGGTCTGGCGGGACGAGCTCGCGCTGTGCTTCCCCGACGCGCAGGCGCTCGACCTCTCGGACGGCCGCGTGGCGGACCGGTTCGCGCGCCTGCGGCAGGCGACGACGTCGGGACCGGTCGTCGTGATCGTGAATTACGACGTCGTACACCGCGCGCTCATTCCGCTCCTGCAGTGGAAACCACAGTATATCGTCGCCGACGAGATGCACAGGCTCAAATCTCCCGGCGCGAGGCGGTCACGTGCGATGCATCAGCTCGGGCGGGTCGCGCAGTACCGGCGCGGCCTGTCGGGAACGCCGGATCCGTCCGGGTGGGCCGACTTCTACAGCGAATACAAGTATCTCGCTCCCGACATCTTCGGCACGACATATCGCGCTTTCTCGCTGCGGTACCTGATCCGCCACCCCGTGTACCGCTCGAAGGTCGTCGCGTACAAGAACGTGCCGGAACTTCGAGCGAAGGTGTTCAGCATCGCGTCCCGCGTCCGCCGGAGCGATGCCTGGGACGTGCCCGAGGAGCACGTGGTCGAGCGCGACATCGAGCTCGTGCCCGACGAGGCGCGGATCGTGGACGAGGCGCGCCGCCAGCCGTACTCGACGCGGCTCGAAGCGCTCCTGCGGCTCCAGCAGGCGACCGCCTCGGTGAAGGCACCGTATGTTGCGGCGGAGCTGGAGGAGATCCTGGAGGCAGGGAAGTCGGCCGTCGTGTTCACACGGTTCCGCGAGGAGCTGGCGCGGATCGAGGGCGAGATCCGGCGCGAGCACCCGGACGTGCCGCTTTTCATTCTGCACGGGGACACGCCCGCATCGGAGCGCGAGGTGATCCGGAGGGAATTCTCGAAGACGAGCGGGCCGCCCGTGGTGCTCGTGGCGCAGATCGCGACGGGCTCGCTCGGCATCTCGCTGCGGCGCGCAGAGTTCGCGATCTTCAGCTCGCTCGACTGGTCATACGAGACATTCAAGCAAGCGAAGGACCGCGTGTGGTCTCCAGATCGTCCGAGCACGCTGATCTACCTGCTGGCGAAGGGGACGCCGGATCGGCTCGTGCTGGAGACGGTGCAGAGGAAACAGGATCTGTCGGAGGCGTTCCTTGACTCGATCAAGTGGACACCATAGATAAGGGAGCGGTGAAGCAGAAGTGACTGACGAGATCCGCGTTGGGGGCGAGGGCCCGGTCCCGGCCGAGGCCGCGGTAGTCGGGCAAAGCCCAGGCCGCGTCGAGGCGATCCACCGCCGCCCCTTCGTGGGGCCGAGCGGCCAGCTCCTGGACGAGGCGCTCGCGGCGTGCGGGCTCGACCGCCGAGCGCTCTACGTGACGAACGCGGTCTCGGTCTACCTGCCCGGAAATCCGCCTCCGGAGCGCGACCTCATCGCGGCCGAGCGGCCTCGGCTCATCGAAGAACTGCACAAGGTCCATCCCCGCGTCGTGCTGGCGCTCGGCGACGTGGCGCTCCGGGTTCTCACAGGGATGGGGAGGATCACCGACCGCCGCGGCCAGGAGCTGCCGATCCACCGAGACTACGGGCTCGACGCCGTGGTCGTGCCGACCTATCACCCGGCCGCCGTGCTCAGGGACATGCGGCTTCGGCCCCGCTTTGTGGAAGACGTGGCCGCGTTCGCGCGGGCGCTCCGGCGCGGCTACACCGAGATCCCGATCTCCTACGAGATCAACCCTCCGTTCGCCGCTCGGTCCGTGCTGTACGTGGACGTGGAGACGCGCGCGGGCGAGCTCTGCCTGATCGGTCTCAAACCCCCGGGCGAGCCGTGCGCTCTTTACACGCCCGAGGGGTTCGACATCGCGGTGCAGAGGCTCCGGGAGGCGCTCGTCCTCTTTGCGTGGAACGCGCAGTTCGATCTCCTGGAGCTGCGGCGTCATTTCGGCGACCGTCTGCGCGACATGACGTGGCCCGTGGGCGATCCCATGTTCATGGTCTACTTGCTCGATGAGGAGGGGCGGCAGGACCTCAAGTCCGTCGTCATGCAGCGTCTCGGGGTCGCGCCCTGGGAGCGCGGGATCCGACAGAAGCTCATGCGGGGGGAGATCGAGCAGGGGCCGGAGCTGTGGGAGTACAACGCGCGCGACCTGACATACATGGAGGCCGTGCACCGCCTTCTGGAGGCCGAGCTCCAAGATCTCCCGGCCTGGCGTGTGTACGAGCAGGTGCTGTGCCCGGCCACGTGGCTGTGCCTCCACATGCGGGAACGCGGTCTCTACGTGTCGCTGGAGGCCATCGCCGAGGCGCGGCTCCAGCTCGGCGCCGCGCGCGAGGAGGCGCGGGCTCGGATCCGGCGCCACCTCGGGGATGTCAATCCGCACTCGCCCAAGCAGCTCGCATACGCGCTCTACACGCGGCTCGGGCTTCCGGCGGCGGACTGGACGGCGCACGGGTTCCCGTCGACGGCCGAGCTCGCGCTGCGGCGGATCCAGGACCACCACCCGGTCATACAGGACATCCTCGCTTTCCGCGAGGCCGAGAAGCTCCTGGAGTTCGTCGAGGCTTATCAGGACCTTCGCGACGAGGCGGGCCGGATCCATCCGAACACGACGCTGACATTCACGGTGACCGGACGCACAAGCGCGCGCGAGCCCAACATCCAGCAGATCCCGCGGGATCCCCGTGTGCGCCGGATTATCGCGGCGCCCCCGGGGAAGCTCCTGGTGTCTGCCGACTACAGCCAGCTGGAGCTCCGGGTCTGCGCGTTCGTCTCTCGCGAGCCAGTCATGCTCGACGCCTACCGTCGGGGGCTGGACCTGCACACGCTCATGGCTTCGCGCATTACGGGGAAGCCCGAAAGCGAGGTCACAGCCGAGGATCGATACCGCGCGAAGCCTGTGAACTTCGGGTTCTTATACTGCGCCGAGCCCGAGACATATCGCGAGCAGCTCCTGAAGCAATGGGGTCTCTCGATCTCAGCGGAGGACGCGCAGGCGGCGTATGACATGTTTCACTCGACCTACGCGGGCATTCTGCCGTGGTACGAGCGCGTGTACGCGCAGCTCCGGAAGGACGGCTACGTCGAGACGGTATTCGGGAGACGCCGACGGCTTCCCAACATCATGAGCGAGAAGACCGACATGCGGCTCCAGGCTCTCCGCCAGGGCGTGAACTTCCTCGTGCAGTCGACGGCGAGCGACCTCATGCTCATCGCCGCGACGCGCATGGACGAGTGCAGTCTTCCTGTCTGTGCGTACATTCACGACGCCGTCCTCCTGGAGGTCGAGGCCGACCGTGCGCAGGAGGTCGCGGAGGCCGTGCGCCGCATCATGGAGGACGAGGTTGTGGAGTTCGTGTGGGATCAGTTTGGCGTGGAATGGGACGTGCCGCTCGTGGCCGAGATCGAGATTTCGCGGGCCTGGGGCGAGAAAGGAGCTTGACACTGGCGGCCGAATGTGCAATAGTGGTGCGGAGAGGAGGCGAAACGGGAATGGGAGAGCTGAGAGAGATCCGGATGCACGAGCTGGCCACGTTCCGTCGGTGCCCGAAGAAGTACGAGTATGCGTTCGTACGCAATTGGGAGCCGCTGGTCCCGCCCGAGGTCGTGCGGATCGGCGACTACGTTCACCAGTTCCTTGCGCACGCAGTCGCGTCAGACGCGCGCCCTCAGCCTGTCCCCCGAAGGGAGGACGAGGACGCCTTCGCGATGGCGGAGGACATCGTGACGCGCTATGTGCAGCACGTAGGTCTCCCTCCAGCGGGCGACGTGATTGCGGTCGAGGAGGACTACTCTCGGGAGATCTCAGAGCTTGGCGTGACGGTCGCGTTCAAGCCCGACCTCGTGTACTGGGACGAGGCGAGGACACGGTTCGTGATTCGGGACTACAAGACGGTCGATCAGATTCCACGGGAGCGGACGGAGGACGAGCTCGATCTCCAGCCGCTCGTGTACCTCTGGGGGATGAGGCCCTATCTCAATTTGATGGCTATGCTGATCGGGCGGCGACCGGGGACCTGCTCGATTCTCTGGGAGTACGAGTTCCTGCGGCGCGCAGTCCCGCGCGATCCCGACGTGACGCGCGACGGCCGGGTCTCCCGCGCGCGCATTACGACGACCCGAGAGCGCTACGAGGCGGCGGTTCGGAGGGCCGGAGCGGACCCGGCCGAGTACGCGGACATCCTCGATTCCCTGCCTCGCGAGGCGGACTACTTCGGCCGCGAGCGCATCCTGCTGACGCCGGAGGAGCTCGACCGCGCGGAGTCCGAGATCCTGGACTCTCTGCGGCTCCTGCTCCTGGCCGACCGCCATGACCTGTTTCCGAGGAACCCGATCAAGACGGGCGGGGAGCGGTGCGCGGGGTGTCCGTACTTCCAGCTGTGCAAGGCGGAGCTTCTGTTAGGACGCGAAGAGAACGAGCAGGCAATTCGCGCGATGGGATACAAGAAGAGAGGAGTCGATGAGGAGGAGGTGACAGCGGATGAAGCTGCGAGTGCGTTTGACTAACGGAGAGGATGTGCATGGGGACGAGCTCCGGCCGGACGAGAGCGGGCAGTACCGCGTGCTGTACCGGAACGACGTGGGAGTCGTCCGCATCCTGCGGCCGGACGAGATTGCGTACGTGGCGCCGATCCCGCACTCGACCCCGGACTCGCCGCACCCGGTGAGAGGAGGCGAGTGACCATGGCGAAGGGGAACGGGACCGAGAAGATCCTGCTCATCGACACGGAGCGGGGGGCGGGCGGATTCAAGTCGCTCGCGCACGTGACGATCCTCGACGCCTCGCCGGACACCAAGCAGACAGCCGCCGAGAAGGTCGAGGCTGTCCTGTGGGCGCTCCTCGACCATCCCGAGAAGCTGCAGGGCTATTCGCTTCTCGTCTTAGACACGATCTCGTCTCTCTCGACCCTCGTTCGCCACGATCTGATGGGCGACGGAAAGCTCGGCATCTGGCAGAACCGGGGCGTGTATAGGGCCGATACGCGGTCGGAGTACCGCGCCACGGCCGACATGGTGAGCCGGATGCTCCAGCATTTCCGGAGGCTCCCCATCGCGACCGTGTTCGTCGCGCACGAGGAGGAGCGGCTCGACCCCGCGGGCGTCTTGAAGCGCGGCCCGGCGCTGAGCCCCGCTCTGCTCAAGGATGTGGTAGGCTGGAGCCACGTTCTCGCCCACCTCGGGCAGACGACGCACGCCGTGACGCTCCCGAATGGACGCGAGATCCCGGCCGGGACGAGGCGGCTCAGAGTGGAGCCGGACAACCGCTACATGGCGAAGGCCAGGAGGAGAGTCGACCTGCCGCCGCTCCCGCCCGTCATCCTGGAGCCGACGCTTCGGGACCTGCGGGAGATTTTAGACGGCACGGGCGAGCCCTACCCGTGGGCGACCCTGTACGGCCCGCCGGGGGTCGGGAAGACCAGCCTCGTCGTGGGCGCAACCTATGCGCGGCGCTCCGCCGAGGCCGAGGAGGCAGTCGCGAAGCAGGAAGTGACGGACCGCGTGCGCGGGGAAAGAGGTGAGACGTAGTGGCGCAGTACAGCGTGGAGCGGAGCTACGACGTGGCGGGCGCCTGGGACGTGTTCGACGTGAGCGGAGGTGGTCGCAACAGGGTCGCCACGTTCTACAGCCCCGACGCGAGGGCGAGAGCGGAAGAGTACGTTGCAATGGTGCCTCACGTCGAAACATGGAAAGCAGCTCTCGGGAAGCTAGAGAGCGATGTACAGGACATCGAAAAGATCCTCGGAGAGGAGGAAGGGAAGAATGGCTAAGCTCAAGGACATTGTCGGAGGATCGCGGTTGCCGGACGGGGAGTACCTCGTCACCATCGTGAGCGTGACCGACGATGTAAGCCAGACCGGCCACGCCAAACTCACATTCAAGGCGGCCACGCAGGACGGCTCGACGGTCATCTGGTCGAGGTCCCTGCAGCCGCAGGCTTTGTGGAAGCTCGGTCGCGACCTGCTGGCGGCCGGGGTCGTCGATGAGGACACGGAGATCTCGGACGATCCGGATCAGCGGGCGGTCGAGCTCGCCGACCTCGCGCACCAGCTCCAGCACGAGCAGGTGCGGATCTCGGTCACGACCACGACGAACAAGGTCACGGGCCAGAGCGGGTCGGAGGTCTCCATCATCGGGCCCGCCGCGGTGAGAGCACAGAGCAGGGCCGATGCGCTCGCAAATCTCTAAGGGACCGACAGAGAGGTCCATTGTCGAGCGCCTCAAGCGCCGCTTGAGGGAGACGGGCAAGGTCGTCAAATTGCATGGGGGGCCCTACCAAGAGGCGGGGCTCCCCGACCTCCTCTACATTGAGAAGGGGTGCGCATACTGCATTGAGGTGAAGACGCACAGCGCGTTCAATCGTGAGAAGCACGGTCTCTCAGAGCTCCAGCACAAGCAACTCACGGGCTTCGCGCAGGCCGGAGCGGTCTGTACAGTGACGGATGGAGAAAGGTGGGTGCTTATCAATGAGAACGGCGAGTTTCGCGATCTGTCTCTTGACAACGATGATAATGCTGGTCCCGGTGCCGGGGGAGCCGAGCCCGCAGATCAGTGATCCAGCGGTTGGACAGCTGGAGGTGCATTTTAATCCGCTCCTCCAGCCGTTCCTCAAGTTCTTCGGGTTGCCTGAGTGGCTTCCGATCTGCACCGCCACACAGATCGAGGACCGCATCGTCGTGACGGCCTCGCACTGCATCCCCGACGATTCCTTCTACCTGTTCTCCGGCGGAGGCGCGGGGCCAGATGTCCAGGCGATCCACGTTGTGCGGCGGTCGAGCCTCTATGCGGACTCGCTGGCCGCGTATCTCCGGCGCCTGCCCTCCGGCGCAACGCCCCTCCAGTACTGGTCTGGCCCGTACCCCGTGATCGATGGATTCCGCGTGGGATTTTACAGGGGCACGCTCGGACACGTCTACTACAGGGATGCGGACGTGTTGTTCAGCGGATTTAGGCTGACAGACGATTCCGACTATTCGCTTCCCGACCGCGTCGTGCCGACATCGCCGTCCGACCCGCTCTACCAGGTCGATATCGCCGTGCTCACGCTCCGCGATCCCTGGCCCGCGGTGCACCCCGTGCAGTTCGGCCCGATCCCCCGAAAGGGCGAGCAGGAGTGCTCGACAGGCTTCTCCGTTGGGCTCCGGCAGTGGTCCGGCTGCGCGACCGTGACCGTGCCGCTCACGTACCTCGACGGCTACGGGTGGGTGACAGCCCTGGGCTCGGATGTCATGGCGTGGGCGCCGGGCGCAAGCGGGTCGCTCGTCACCAACCCTCTGACCCGGAAGACCATCGGCATTCTGACGCTGGGAGCTCCGCCCGGGTTCCTCCACAATTTTGTGGGGGTCGTCCCGAGTGGCCTGCTGCGGCTCGCGCTGGAGCGGGCCGGGGTGCGCTGATGGCGACCGCGCGCCTCGTGGTCCTGTCCGATCTCCACGTGGGGTCGATCTACGGGCTCTGGCCGGAAGGATTCCGCACGGCCGGGGGCGGAGCGTATGCGCTCAATCCGGGGCAGGCGTATCTCTGGAAGTGCTGGACCTGGACGCTTGACAAGCTGAGGGAGCTCCGCCCCACAGCCGTGATCCTGAACGGAGACATTCTCGACGGCCGCCAGCAGGCGCAGAGAGCGACCGAGGCCGTGACGGTGTCGATAACAGATCAGCAGGAAGCGGCCATCGCCCTTCTGTCGCCCCTCCGTGAGATCGCGCCGACCCTGTTCGGGGTCCAAGGAAGCGAGTACCATGACCAGACGGCAGGGGAAGCGTGCGAGGCGGTCTACAAGGCGCTCGGGTGCGCGACCTATGACGGCCCGGGGGTCGGATTTTATGGGAAGGAGACGCTCGATCTCAAGGTCGGACACACGATCATCAATGTGTCGCACGGCATCAGCGTGTCCGGGGGACTGTACCGTGCGACGGCGCCCGACCGCGAGGGTGTGTGGTCGGCCCTCGCGGGCAAGGAGGGGCGCACGCCCGCCGCGCATGTCGTGGTGCGGAGCCACGCGCATCACTGGGTGTACGTGCAGCACCCGACGAAGCACATCCTCATCACGCCGTGCTGGCAGCTCCAGACTCGGTACATGCGGAGGCTCTCGGCCTACCGCATGTTGCCCGACATCGGGTTCGTGACAATAGAAATCGACACGGAGGTGAAGCCGAGCTATGCCGAGGATCCTGTGCGCATCTCCCGAACCCTCTTCGGGCTCCCCGAGCGACGCCCCGCGGCGCTCAAGCTCTGAGAAGCCTGTTCCCGACTGGACGTGGGAGGACCTCGACCGCGCCATCGGCGCTCCGGGGCCGTCGAGCGACCCCGGCTACACGGTGCGGGAGTACGCCGCTCGGAAGGGGATCCCCGTGCGCACGGCCTATGATAGAATCCGCAAGGCCGTCGAGCGCGGGAGCCTCATCAAGGGAACCCGCCTGATCGGGGGACGGCGCGTGTCGGTCTACCGTCCCGCGACGTGATCGATCCCGTTCACGGCGCGCCGCATCCAGCCGAGCAGGAATGCCCGCAGCGACGGGTTGGACGCGGCGAGCTGCGCGTACTCGACCGCCAGCCGAGCGCGGATCTCCTGGAGGAGTGCCCGAGGGTTGCACCCGTTCGCCGCTGCGGCCGTGATCGGGCCGAACACGCCGTCGACTGCGATGCGTGTCGGCCCGACGGCATTCACGGCCTCCTGCAGGATGCGCACGGCCCTGGCGGTCCCCAGGTTCACGGCCGCGTCGAACACCTTGGTCGCCACGTCTTGGTCGAGGAGCGCGTCGTACTGCCAGTAGTCGCGCTTGTAGATCGCCTTCGCCTGCTCCAGGGTCAGATTCTTGATGTCGAGCTCCGGGTACTGGCGCTTGCTGATCCCGTACTTCGTCTCCCCGCCCGGATCGCGCGGGTCGAACGAGTACCCGCCCTCATGCGCGAGCACGATAGGGATCGCAAGGTCGAACGAGGCCATGCGCTTACCTCCGGAAGAGCGCGCTGAAGACGGCCGCGCCGAATGCCACATAGAGGCCGATGACCAGCTGCCAGAGGAGCTTGAGCTGAGCAGGGAGATGGTTAGTAACGTGAGAGCGCACGACAGCCAGGTCTTCCTCCAGCTTGGCAAGGCGCGCGTGGATCCCGTCACGAAACTCCTCCTTCGCTTCGAGCGTGGCGAGGCGCTCTTCCACCGTGGGCGCATCCATGGATGTCGTCACCTCCCTCCGAGCGAGGGGGGCTTCGGCCCCTTCGGGAGACCGGGGAGGCCGAGGCCCCCGGAGACCTGTCCTTCTGTCGCATAGAACGGTGTGAGACCGAACAGATAGAGCCACAGCTGGTCGCGCGGAATCTGCAGACCCGCCTTGAGATTGAAAATGTTTACGATTGGGGTGGGAAGGATATCGCTTCCGACGAGCTTGGCAAGATCTTCAAAGTCGACTGGCTTGTGCCCTGGTCCCAAAAGAGTTATTGCATCAGCAAGCATTCGCACGGGAACGCCTGATTTCGACTTGGCCTCCCAGACAACGGGGCGGAAATCGGGCTTCGCCTGCGGATCTCCTGCTCTCTTCAGATATTCCTGGTAGGCATATTCTGCCAGGTGATATCCGAGAATCTCGGCGTCTGTCGTGTACTCCTTGATGCGGAAGTACTCGCCCTTTCTCTTCCTCTTGTCGATCTTTTCTCCGATTCTGATGTCGAACTTGTGGTATCCGGGATTATTCGCGGCCCAGGTTCCTGTGACGGCATACTGGATAGAGTTCGTCCACAGAAATTGCAGGACCATAGCACGAAAATTGATGGCATTGGCGACCTTCATCATTACGAGGCGTTCTTCGGGAGAGACCGCCGCAGGCAGGTATCGCCCCCCTACGAGTTTTCCTCCGATGCGGGTTCCTGATTGCGCCAGCGAGGCGTATTCTCCGAACGTGTAATGTATAGCAAAGAGAAGGGTGTTGCCGTATTTCTGGAGCCACAGCGGGAGCATCGAGCGCGGAATGCTCCCAAACCGAGTGGCCACGAGGGCGGCGGCCACGCGCCCCGCGCGTTCTTCAGGAAGACGGACGCGCACGCCGTTCTCATAGACATCCTTCTCCATGAGGAGTGCCTTCAGGCGCTTGTACGCGAATCCTTGGAGAGCGGGAGCGAGACGCTGGAAGAGCAGATCTTCGGCGACCCGGTAGACGGCCTTGCCGACCGGAAGAATGATTGTCGACGTGGCGAGAGCGCGCACCCACGGATATCTCTCTGCGAGCCGATTGAAGAGTTCTCCCGAGAATGTCGAGAACTCACGGTGGAGAACGTCGACATCGAGGCCGTTCTGCTTCATCTCGGCATAGATGGGATCGAGGCGCCGAAACTCCTCATACGCACGAATGACGTCCGGCCACTTCCACGGCAGAAGGATATCGGGGGCGATGGAGGCAGCCGCTCCGATCAGGGTGCGGCCGTGGAAGATCGGGTTCCAGCCTATGATGAGCTTGCGGAGATCCGACGGAATCCCCCAAAGAGGGCGCCCTCCTGAGGGACCGACATAGCGGTCGAGGACCTCAACGAGCGGCTTCGGCGCATACATCGTGTAGGGCCGGAGCTCGCTGACAGAGAGGACCTGCTCGTATCCAGGAAGCTTGACAGGAGAGAGCAGACCAAGGTTCTCGAAGACGTTCAGGATGGAGTGCGTGGCGGTTGCGTCGGCTGAGTGCGTGATTCGGCGCGTGATGATGTCGAGGGGGTCGTAGACGGGCTTCAGCCCAATCCTCTCAGCAAGAGCATGGTTCAGCTTCTGCGGCTTCACGTGGTGGAATTTCGTAATGAGACCCCGGCGCTCCTCGCTGATCTTTGTTCCCACTTCAAGATAGGACCCTGATTCTCCGAAGAGGTCCTTTGAGAGCTCGTTCTCGAATCCGTCGGCGAGGGACGCGGCTTCCTCAGCCGTCTTCCCCGCCGCCTCGGCAACCTTCATGAAGGCCGCTTTCGGTGTGTGGTTGGGCAGGAGGCCGCGGTACGTTTGCAGGAAATCTCCAACATTCTCGATGCCTGCTGTTTTCGCGAGATAGCCGGGAAGGAGAGCATCTCCGCGCTCAATCCACAACTTCGCGAGCGCAGTGGGGATCTCCTCGGGGTTCTTGAAGAAGAGCGCGAGGTACCGGTCCCGCTTGGGATAGACGTATCCCACTGCCTTCTCCGCCTTATAGAGGGCATCGAGGACGGCTGTCACATAGGACGCCATGCGTTTGACCCCTTCGGGGGCGTTTGGATCTGGAGTCAAGACCTGGCGGCCGACCCGCTCCCAATCTGCTTTTGTAACGACACCGACTCGCCGACCTTCGTCGACGAGGAATCTCCTGATCTTCTCGATGTAAAACTGAACAGTGGATACGTAAGACTCTGCGCCTTTGACGGCCTCTAGCCCTTTGACACCCTCTTCAGTGAGCCCCCCCTCGCGCAAAACCTGCGCATCTTTTGAAATGAGATAGCCGGGAAAATTCACGCGCGTTAGGGCGCTTACAAGAGGCTGAAGGATCGGCCGAATCGCACGGAGTTCGGGAGGAACGTTGACAATGTATCGATAGGGAGAGATCTTTGTCAGCGCATCGGCGACTTGCTCCTTTACCTCATTCGGGCCCTGTGGGGGGCGGTTCGCTTCGGTCGGACCCCGGCTCGTGTAGACGGAGTCGGTATACGTCACTCCCGACTGAGGGTCGATGGCGGGGCTTCGCCCGCGCACGGCTCCGACCGATTCGGCCATCTCGCGCTTGGCGGTCGCCTCGGCCGCCTTCTCCGCGTAGGTCGCCTTCCCCGTGCGAGGCGAAATGAGGCGCTGGAGATCGCGTGGGAGCTCTCCCACGCGGGGAGACGGCCCCGGAGGGTCGAGACGCCAGTGCGGCTCGGGCAAAGGCGCAGGGTGCAGGGTAACAGTAGGTTGCGGTGGGAGCCCCGGAGACAGCGTTCCGGGAGACTGCACGACCCTGATCTGGGTCTTGCCGCCCGCGTGCTCGGCGACTCGCCATGTTCCGGCGGGCGTTTCTCCGAGAGGTTCCGCCAGCGGAGAGCGGACGATCTGCGGAGCGGGAACGCGCACCTCGGGGCGGAGCGGGGTCGCTCCGACCGGGGCTCCGGGGCGCGTGGCAGGAGGTGTCGGCGTCAGGACCTTCTGCGCGACGGCGGAGGTCGCCGCCCGCGCGGCCGCGTGCGCCGCCTCTCCCTGCGCTCCGGTCGGAGGGTGCGCGGCGGGGGTCGATGCCGCTTCTCTCTCCAGATCCGCTATAGCGCGGGCGCGAGCGAGATTGCCCTTGAGCACGAAGAACCCCTTGAGCCCCGGCAACAGGAGAAGCGTGTTTGTTACGGTCAGCTGAGGATCGCGCTTGAACTCTTCGAACCACCAGGCCCAGACATTCTCCGGGATCTTCTCGGCCAGCAGGAGCGTGGCCTTCGCGGGAGGGATGTTGTGCGCCCTTGCCCACGCATAGTAGTCTTCGATGTACTGGCGCGCCGCCTGAACGGTTGGAAAGGCGTCCTTCTCGTAGGCTTTCGCCGCGGCCACGTGGCCCGCGACGACCTGTTCAGCCTTTTGGCGGTCTCCGATGAGCGTATAGTACACGCCCTGAACGATCCCCGCGACATCGTTCGCGATCCCTCCGAGAATCGCCACCGCATCGTGGTGAATGGCGGCGATGGGCTGGAGAGCTCCCGCGACGAACTGGCCTCCGACGATCAGGGGCTGCCGCACGACGGGGGTCACGCCGGGGAATGTCAGGGCCCGAGCGAACTTGTTCCACAGGCGGTCGACGGCTTCAACGTAATTGTGCGTCTCGGTTGGGAGCGCGGCCCCCTTGTCGATGTTCGCAATGACCCGGGAGTACCCGCCATTGTAGGCCGCGAGCGCCATCTTCCATGCCGTTCGGTCGTCCATCGCGGGGTAGCGCGTCGTCAGATCATCGTGCAGCCTCCGCAGATAGAGCGCTCCGTACAGGAGCTGGAGACCTGGCTTGGAGGCAACCTGCTGGGGATCGACACCGAGCCCTCTCACGGTCTCCGGCATGAGCTGGGTCAGCCCGAACGCTCCCGCCTTCGAGACGGCCTTCGGATTCCACCCCGACTCCTGAGTGACGAGTCCCAAGAACAGAGGCACCGGGATCCCGAACGCTTGCGCCGTCTTCACAGCTTGTGCGTACCAGGGCGAACGCGGAATGCCGGGCGGAGGCTCCGGCGCGGTCGGTGTCGGAGCAGGCGCCGACGGCGCTGTGAGCCGGACCCCGCCGGGCGGGAGCTGCTCGCGGGTTGGGATCTCGCGCACATCGGCGCCGGCGCCGGTCGGGGGGATCGCGCGCGTGCCTGCGTCATCCTCGCTCTTCTGAAGAGGAGGCGGTGCGCCTCTTACAGAGATGATAGGCGAGGGCGTGCCTGCGTCATCCTCGCTCTTCTGAAGAGGAGGCGGTGCGCCTCTTACAGAGATGATAGGCGAGGGCGTGCTAGGCGCATCTCGCACGGATCCAATCAGCGGGGACTGCGACGGAATCTCGCTCGGCGCGCCTCTGACAGCGATGATGGGATCAGCCATCACTTCACCTGCGCCCACCACGTTGTGCCATCAGACAGCCAGTCGCGTCCATCTCGGGTCGTTGCGATTTGATTCGGAAATCGAGACGCCGGAGGCATTCCCGGAGGGGGCGCGACACCAGCCCGCCATTTGCTTCCGTCCGCAAGAGTCTTAATCCCGCCTCCTGCTCCTCCTGATTGCGGTGCGGGCTGTGCAGGGGGACTCTGCGATGGCGTGGGCTGAGCCGGTGCCTGAGACGCTCCTGCTCCTGTGGAGCTCGGTGTCTGCTGCGATGTCTGCTGTGACAGAGCGTCATCAATGATCTGGAGATACTGCCGCTGAAGAGCTTTGAGCTGGTCGATCCCGCTCTGCGCCTCGCTGATCCTCTGGTCGATCTCGTCGAGCATCTCCTTTCCCTCGTCGCGCCCGATCTGCTTCGTCGCGATGGCCGACTTGACGATCAGGCGCTGACGTTGCAGATTCACGATCTCGCGCTGAGCGTTCGTAATGTTCGTTGTCAGGTTTGTGACGAGCGCTTTCGCGGCGTTCAGGTTTGCGACTGTCGGCTTCTGGAGGAGAGCATCTGCGCGCTTGAGATTCGCCTCCGAGTTCTGCAGGGCTGCGAACGCCTTCTTGTGGGAATCCTCGATGCCTGCGAGAATCGCCTGCGCACGGGCCGACGCAACCTGCGTCTGCGCCTTCGTGAGATCGACCTTTGCCTCCGTCAAAGTCTTCAGTGCGCCGAGGTAGTCCCCGTGCGCGAGAAGGTCCTGCGCGCGCGCCAGAGCTTCCTTCGAGCGGGCGGCCTCCATGTCCGTGCGGCCCTTGAGCTCGTCGATTCGCGCCTGCACGAGCTGGGAGATCTCGGTGACGGCGGCCTTCGCCTCTTCGGGAATCTCAAACCCATAACGCTTCGCGACGGTTTCGAGAGCCGCAAGCGCCCCAAGCTTCTGCATGGGTCCGGCATTGGGATTGTACAGGGCCTGCGTGACTTGTGCGCTGAGCTTGAGCGCTGCATCCGGCGAGATGTACGGCGGCGCGTTCAGGAATGCGTTCGGCAGGTCGATTCCTGTCTCCTCTTTCAGCGTCTGCGCATACGCCCTGCGAGCGTCGGGCGGCATCGCGAGGAGGTCCGGGAGCTTGTCGAGGATCGTTGCGCGCTCTTTCGGGCCATATGCCAGTGTGGCGACGGTCCGCGGCGTGATCCCTCCTGGGGGAATGGGGATGTTCAGCCCCTTGAACAGGTCCGAGAGCTTCGCTTGGACTGTCGGGTCCTGCAGGAGGGCCGGGTTCCCCTGGAGGAGCGGGAGCATCGTCTGGAGAGTCTCCTGCAGCTGCTTCTGCTGCTCGGTCTGGAGCTGGATCTCCCGGAGCTTCTGCTCCGTGATCAGCCTCTCGTACTCCGGCTTCTGGAGCTGCCCCTGCGTGTAGCCCGACACCGCCGACTGCAGGAGCTGGCCCAGGAGGTCCGGCGCGAATCCCTGCGGCGGAACGGGCGGAAGCGGTCCAATCTGAGGAATCGGCATGTCAGCGCACCTCGAATCCCATGGACGTCAGCCGCGCGATGTCCTTGCGCTCGTGCTCGCCGAAGTCCGTTCTCCACCAGGCGTGCGGGATCTCGATCTCTTTCGTCGTCGCGTACACGGACGCGCAGGCTTTCTCGACCGTCGGCCCCTTCCCGAGCGCGACGCCGACGTTGCCGTCCGGTGCCGCGACGATCAGCTGACCGTCCCGGCGGCCGACCCCGAACGCCCCAAAGCGCTCGCCGATGATGTCCGGGATCGCCCCCACAGGGAGGCCGACCGGCGACTCCTTGCGCGCGACATCGCCCGCAAAGGGGTACGGCGGCACGCCGACATGCACGCCTCCCCAGTACTCGCCCCTCCGGAACGGAAGCTCCGTGAGCGTCCCGGCGGCGAGCTCGGCGAGCACGTCCCCCAGGGGCCGCGTGAGCCCCTGCAGGTAGACCGCGTCGGCGTCCCACCCGAACCGCGGTCCCCACTCCAGGTAGTAGAGCTTCTCGTCCCGCTCCGAGATGACGCCGTTCACGTCGTACTCTCCGGGAGGGAGCTCAAGCCGCCGGAACAGCTCGGCGATGTCCTTCGCGCGCAGGAGCGCCGCAACCCGGGGCTCGTCGCTCTCGTACGCCCACATCAGCGAGGTCGCGGCCCCCGTGTTCGGGCCGAGGTCACCGGTGTACGCCTTCTTGTATTCCAGCAGCGCCATGTACCCGATGATGTCGGTCCCGTTCCACCACCAGGCCGTGTCGATCACGACGCCGTCGATTCTCTTCTGCAGGACGCCTGGCATGTCGCCGTACGTCTTCCGGAGGTACCGGAGCATCCGGAGGAGGTCCTCGCGGTCCTTCGCGCCGTAGGTCGTCTCGGACGGGAGACCCTTCTTCGTCGGCTTCCAGAACCACCGAGCCCCGCGCGAGGATCGGAGAACCTCGCTCGCCTCGGCCTCGGAGATCGACGCGAAGGCGTGCGTCTCGGGGATCCGGATCCCGAGGAGCGACGCGACCTTGAGGCCGTAGGTGCGCTCCTCCAGGCGGTCCCCGATCTCGCTCGCTCCGAGCACGCGCGCGCCGCGCGATCTCAGCTGGTCCGCGATCTTCCCGAACCCCGTGAGGTCGAAGACGAAGACCGTCCGCTCGTCCTGGCGGCCCCACCGGAGGAGGGCGTCGAGCGAGTCCGCGCGGTCGACGATTCCCTCGCCGACGCTCCGGAAGTCAGGCTCCTTGATCCAGACGCGGACCTCGTGCCCCTCGGCAAGAAGCCGCGCCCACCAGCTGAGGCTCAGGCCCTCCGTGGAGACGAACGCGAACCGCACGGCTACGTCGGAGGCGCATAGGTCTGTTGCGTCGGCGGCGTGTAATACGTGTCTGCGCCCGGCCCGTAGTACTCCTCGGACGCGCGCGACACGCTCGGCGCAGGCCAGGCCGCTCCGACGTCGATGCCGGGGGTCGGCGCGGCAGTCCTCTTAGGGTTGTACAGCCCCATCGCGTAGTTCTGGAGCACCTGTTGCACGCCCGCAAACGGGTTCCCCATGCTGGCGAGCGCCTGCGACGCTCCGTATCCGGCAGTCCCGTACATGTTCCCGAGGTTCTGGAGACCGCCCATCGCCTGCCCCGTGATATCGCGACCGAGCGCCGTGTACTGGCCCGCCTGACCGAGGAGATTGGTCAGAATGCCGAGCGCCTGCTGCATCCGCTGGTCCTGCAGGAGGTTCGACTGAATGTTCATGTTCGACACCGCCGAGAGCGCCTGCTCCCCGAGCCTCTGCGCGAGCTCGGCCTTCTGGCCCTCCGAGAGGTCGGACCTGGCGGCGAGCTCGTCGACCATGTTCGCGAGCCCCGAGAGGATCGTCTGCAGGTTCACCTGCTGGTAGGCGTTCGGCTGGAGCAGGTTCGCGACCACGTACTGGGCCGTCGGCGTGACGGGGAGCCCCACGGCCTGCGACAGCGCGGATGCGACCGCCCGCTCTAGGGGCTGGAAGACGCCCCCGTACTGGCTGAGGAGCGTGTTGATAAGGTCGCGCTCGGCCTGCGCAATGGCCGTCTGCCCTTCTGACGCCTGCTGCGCGGCCGAGGCCGCCTGCTGCTGAGGGCCGCGGTTGAAGAGCCCGCTGATGATCGATCCCGCAAGCGGGAGCAGGAAGTTCAGCATTTAGCGCACCTTCTTCGTCAGCGCAATCGACAGTCGTCCATACGGCGTGTCGAGCCGAGACATCGCCGTGAAGTCGAAGACTCTCCCCCATGGAGTGCCCGCAATCCCGTAGGGCTTCCCGAGCGCGCCCTGGAGCGCACTGTAATACTGGTACGCCTCGGGGAGGCGGAACGGCCTCGCCGAGGACAGGCGCGGAAAGCTCGGGAGCGTCATCTTCACCATCTTATGAGTTTCCTCCGCCCGCATTGAATTCGGCCGGGCTCAAGCCTCCGGTCGGGCTCCCCGGGCGCTGCCACCACGCCGTCCAGCTCGGTTGCGCGGGAGGTTGCATCTGGACCGGCTGCGTCGCCGGAGGAGGCGGCGGAGGCACGGCCGGGATGATCGGCTGCACGGGAGCCAGGATCTGGCTCAGGAGCTGCTGCAGGAAACCGGACAGGCCGCTGGAGGCCGCGCCTCCAGCGGCAAGGCCTCCGGAGGCAACGCCTCCGGCGAACGGAAACGGCGCGGCCTGGCCCAGAACGGCCTGGACGTACGGCCACAGGGCCGACCACACGGGGCCAGCCGTCTGCGGGTCGATCTGCCCAGGAATGGCCATGACCAGAGCCCCCTACGGAGTGAATCCTCCGGCAATCCCTCCGCCTCCTGTGTAGCCACCCCCACCGCCAGAGCCCCAGCCTCCTCCTCCGCCTCCTCCATAGCCACCCCCGCCCGTGTCGGGAGCGCCCATGCCGCCGAAGTCTCCGCTAGCGGCTGTTCCGCCCTCGCCCCCGACCCCCGCGGGGTACGCCGCGGGAGGCGGTGTCGGCTGAGGCGGGGGCGTGTACGGTTGCACTGGGGTCGCCTGGGGCGGTGTCGGTTGCACGACCGGGGTCGTGGGCGCGAGCACCTGGCTCAGGAGCTGCTGCAGGAACGACATCGCGGGCGTGCTGAACGCCGCCCCTCCCTGGGGCGAGAAGAGGCCTCCCTGCCCGCCGATCAGCGCAATGTAGGGAGCGAGCGCCTGCCAGATCGACGCCGTCACGTCTCCGCCCGCGCCGGTCCCGGCCGCCCCTAGGGTCGGCTGGCGCACGGGATTGGGGCCGAGCGCCTGCGGCGGGGTCGTGCCGAGACCCGTCGGCTGGTAGTTCCCGCCCAGGAGCTGAGAGATCAGCGTCCGGATCGGGCCGTAGTCTGCTGTCGGAAGAGGCCCTATCATATGACAGATTCTCCTTTCATTCCTATTCTATCATTAATGCACGGTGAACACAACGTCGAGCCACAGCGTGATCGACTGCCCCGTCGGGATGCTGGCAGCCGTCGCGTTGTAGAGCGAGACCGTCACGAGCACGGCGAAGCTGCTGTAGATCGTGCCGCCCGCGAACACGCGGCCCTGGAAGACGACCTGGCCGCTCGCGGCGAGCGCGACCGTCTGCAGGCTCTGCAGGCACAGGCCCGCCACGCCGTGCTGGACCCACGGCACGACATGCACGTAGAGCGACAGCGGCGGGTCGATGAGGAGCGGCGGCACGTCCGAGAGCGGCACCTGCTGCGTGATCGTGATCGCCTGCCCGCTCGCGATGGCGGCGCTCGTCGTGTACGCGTACGAGTACTGGTTGTCCCACAGCACGAGGGACGACGGGTTCGTCGTGACCCGCGCGGGCGCAGGCACGCCCGCCGGGAACGGCGGCTTCGTGCGCTTGGTCCCGACCGCGTACTCGTCGAGGACGCGCTGCGGGATCGTCTCGGTCGCGCGGGGAGTGGCCATGTCTACATCGGCACCGTCAGCTCAGAGTCCGGCCACCCGACGAGCAGGAGCCGCTGAATCTCGATCTGGATCGTCGACGACGTGGTGATCGACACCTGCGCCTGGTACGCCTTGTGGGGCGGCGGAATGCTGATCTGCTTGCGGATCGGGTACGCCGAGAGGTCAACGCTCCGCGAGGTCGACGCCTGGTTCACGCCGGGGTCGAACACGACCGTCACGGTCGCGAGCTGGCCGCTCTGGATCGGCGCCACGAGCTCGATGTACCGGTACGTCTTCTTCGCCTGCGGCATCCCGCTGTCGTCGATCTTGCCGACGAACGACGCGCCGATGCTCGCGCCGAGGTCCGTGCTCGCGGCGAACCACGTGTCGATGTTCCCGAGGCCCGGCCTGCTCCCGTCGACCTCCTCAACCGACGGGTCGTAGTACGCGGTCTCGGCCGCCCACCCGATCTTGTACCACTCCTGGGTCGCGATGTTGTAGCAGTACGTCACGCCCTGCGCGGGCAGGCTCAGGTACCAGACGCCGTTCCGGTAGAATCCGACCGCGCGCGAGAGGTCGGACGTCGACAGCGCGAGGAGGGTCGACTGGATGTTCGTGCTGATCCGCGTCGGCTGCTGGCCGTCGAACATCCAGGCGCCGTCCTTGCTCAACCAGAACACGACCCCGAGCGCGACCGTGATGGAGCGGGGCGCGATGCACCCGATGTCCAGGATCTTGCGATGCACGAACGACGTCGGATCGTCCCCGTACAGCGCCCACGTGCTGAACTGCTTGAAGAAGACGAGGATAGACCCCAGGGACGCGAGCCCCTGCGCGAAGTCCTGGACGCTCGATTTCCCGACCGAGAAGTACTGGTTCAGCAGGTCCCAGCCCCACGGCTCCTTGTAATTGCTGAACCAGCACCCACTCGGGTCTCCGGGCGCCCCGAACACGAACAGGCGCTCCTTGTGGGCGGCGATGTACCAGGCGCCCACCGGAGGCTGGTCGCGCACGAGCACGAGCTGCTGGCCGAGGTTGCTGTCCGCCACGTTGTCCGTGAACGTCGTCGTCGTGTTGTCGGTGATCGTGCCCACGAGCTTCCACACCGAGGACGTCCCGCCGAGCCGGTAGATGTTGCGCTGCGTGACCTGCGGGTCCGAGCTCGTCGGAATCCCCGACAGGCTCGCCGACTGGTTCGTGAGCGTGAGCGGCCCGGCAATCGGCCCAGGACCGGATTCCTGCGTCGCGTTCCCGAACGTCACGCGCCAGTAGTAGGGGTTGCCCTGGCTGTTGAGATTGCCCGCTCCTCCGGCCGCGACCGTCGGCGCCACCGTGGGCGCGGCGATCTGCGCGAGCGTGATCGCGAGGGTCGGGTCGATCTTGACCATCGGATCCTTGCCGTTCACGACGAACAGCCAGTAGTTCGATCCCGTCCCCGCCTGCGCGAAGTAGGTCGGCTGCGAGGCCGTCGGCGTGACGTTCGAGGGGTACGTCAGCTGCGCCGGAGCGGTCGTCGTCGTCCACTGCCACAGGGCCGCCGCGCCCGTCGACGTGTTCGCGGCCCCGATGTAGACGGGCGACTGCGGCGCGAGGCGGTCGAACCGCGTGAAGCCGAGGCAGGCCGACGGGAGCGCGCCCGTGTTCGCGACCCGGCCGAGGACCGTCACGTAGCTCCCGAGCTTCTGATCGGGAACGAGGTTCAGGACATCGACGCACCGCTTCGGGTCGATGAAATAGGACGCCGTGAAGACATCGAGCCCCTTGAACGGGCCGAGGTCGACCAGCACCTGGGGGCGGCCAATCGGCACTTCCGGTCACTCCCCGCGTAGCTTCGCGAGCTCCTTCTGCAGGGACTCGACCTGCGCCTGCAGCGCCTGCAGGGACTGGTTCGCCTGCTCCTGCTGGAGCTGCATGTGACCGAGCGCCTGCGCGACGAGCTGCACGAGAAGCGCAAGACCAAGGCGTTCCACCACGGTATTACCTCCTCCGGCGGCCCCGGGCCGCCATCTTCTGGAAGCGGCGCTTGCCGTAGCGCCGCCTCCCGATCCACGCCGCAAGCGCGCGGGGATTCTTCGCGCCGCGCTTCCGGAGCTTTGCGGTGAGCTTCTTGAAGCGGCCTCCCCCTCCAGGTCTCATGGACTTACGTCGAGCCATTGCTGCCATCCTCCTTTCTTCTTTAGCCGCATGCAGGACGCGCACGCGCCGGAACCATTATGAGCCTCTCCGCTAGCGTCAGCCGACAAGAAATCTTTTCTCTAATTCGTGGCGGGCATGATTTGGACGACCATTGTGGGCCACTGGCCGCTCCCGCTGTTGTATATCGTGAAAGAAGTTCCTGAGGCGTTGACACAGTACTGGAGGCTGATCGTGTGAGATGCTCCGTCTCCCGTGATGACAGCGAGGAGAGCGAACGTGTTGGTGTTGTTCGAGCTTCCACCGATGCTATCGTTCTGAAGGACCGTTGTCCCATCGACAAGGTAGACGGTCCCATTGACGGTCGCCGATGCCGAAGCCCCGAATCCCGCCGCCTGAACAATAGCCTTCGCCCCCACAGGAATTGTCACGGTCGTCTGCAGATTTGTGGAATCGACCGCGACGGGGGTGGTGCTTGTTGTCGTGTAGTTCCCTGTTCCCGACCCTCTGAGGTAGATCACCCTCGGGATCAGCTGGACGCCGTTGTAGATAATCTGGCCCCCGCTCGGGCCGTTGATGGCGAGGTTGCTGTTCGTCTGGGCCTGGAACAGCCAGGAGTACTGCGTGCCGCCGCCTGTCGATGTGCCTGCGGTGACGGCCTGGAGCTGGAGGGAGGTGGTCTGGGCAGGGGAGTTCGCCCCCGTGCTGAAGGCAGAAAGCAGGAGCTGGGCATCCCCCGAACGAGTGCCATTACGGAAAAATCGGGCAATAGTCGCGCTTGAATCGACGAGGAAGTCGAAGTAGGTGGAGCCTCCGGTGAGAACCGTGAGCGCGTTCGTAAAGTTCTGATAATCGGGGCTCAGGAGAATTCTCGCCCCATTTCCGCCTTTTACAACGAATGAATCGTAAACGTCGTCGGGGTCTCCTCGCTGTAACGAGAATGGCTGTGTCGCCCCAGGGATTTGGCTCGGGGCCGCGAGGATCGTGACATTCCCCGTGTCGTTCAGGTTGATGCGGCCTGGGGAGGCGGGGGGGGCGCCGCCGAAGTTCAGCATCTGATAACCTCCAATAAATACGCTTCCCCCGCTTCCCCCGTTATCCCAGTTAAGATAGACACCTCTACCTGTCCCAGCGGTGAGGAAGAGATCCCCGCCGCTGGTATACCGCATGAAGGATTTCGTCGTCGAGAGCGTGGGGACCGTCGCGTTGTCTGTGTGAATCTCGAACGTGCCCTGAGTCCCCGAGAGCGCGAGATACGTCGTTGCAATCTGCGTTCCCGATCCCGTAACGCTCGAGACGGTCGCGTTGGCGACGCCGAGAGTGCCCGACAGCGAGGCGTTCGTCGCCGACAGCGCCCCCGATGCCGTCACGTTCCCCGAGACATCGATGGTCGCAAGGACTGTCCACGTGATCGCGCCCGCCGTCGCGGCGGAGTAGATCTTCTGCCAGTTCCCCGAGGCGTCGATCCTCCAGCCGTCGGCCTCGGCGGCCGTGTTCACGCAGACCCAGTTCGTGCCGTTGTACGTGGCGTTGTTGACGATGTAGAGGACGCCGCCGACCTCTCTGACCTCGCACTGACGCGCGTTCGTCTCCGTGCCCTGGAGGACGACCCCGGGGTTCGACTTCGAGATCAGCAGGTCCGCCGTCAGCAGGCTGTTCGCGGGCGACGCCTGGCTGGGCGCGAACGTGAAGAAGGACTCCTGGCCGAAGATGCTCATCGGATCACCAGGCCGCGGGCCCGAGCATGGGCGTGCGGTAGAACGTCCTGTACGTCACGGGGACCGGCCGCTCGACAAACTGCTTTGTGAACTCCTTCTTCCACTTGAGCAGCCCCGCGCGGGGATCGAACAGCGCGCGCTCGAACCGCGCGGCCCAATAGTTCGCGGCCTCGTACTGCTTCTCGGACGCCATCGCGAGCTCGCACGCCTTCGCGCAGAGCGCGTCCCGGCAGATCTCGGGGAACACGCAGAGACCGTTCGGGCTGCTGCTCGACAGCTGCGCAGGGCGCACGACGAAGTCAATGGTCACGAGCGTGCCAGAGGTCGGCTGAGGAATGAGCCCGAGGTTCGCGCCCCGCACGTAGTACGCGGGCCGGATCGGATAGCCGGGCACCTGCGGGACGGGGTAGCCCGTGACACCCTGCGTCGCTGTCACGGGGTAGGACGAGGGGTTGGCGTACGGAGCGCGGTCGAGCGCGATCCACTCGGGCTTCTGACCCGTGCCCGACTGGTCGTACATCTCCAGCTGCTGACCTTCGAGCACGGGGATCGACGTCGGGACCGCTTCCTGCCCCGCCACGTACACGCGGAGCACGGCCAGCATGTCCTCGACAAGCGGGTTCTCCTGGTTCGTGTTCCAGGTCCCCGTGACGCGCCCCTCGGGCCAGTACAGCGCCAGCGCGAGCGCGTCCTGGGCGCGGTTGAGGAACAGCGTCAGCGTCGCGCTGCTGAACCGCCCGTTGACATCCGGCTCATCGAGGTACGCCCTCGTGAGGGTTTCGAGGTCGGACTGGGTCACGGGTCATCCTCACGGAACCGCAAAGCACCAGACGGAGATCGTTCCGCTCGTGTACGCGGTCACGGCCGCCGCGACGGCCACGAGCGGGCCGCTGAACGTGAAGAAGCCGTCCGCCGTGACGGACCCAAGCGGGGACCAGTGCACAGACTGGGAGCCTCCCCACGGCGCGATCACGGCGGGATCGAGCGTGCCGTAGAATGTGACGGTCGCGGTCCCAATCCCCGTGACCTGGAACGTGTAGCCCTTGAAGCCCTTCGCCTCGACGAGCGCGGCCGGGGGGCTCGCCGCCGTCGTCGGGACAGGGGTCGTCGCCGTTGCGGCGTTGATGAGGAGGGCTCCGGCCTTCGACGGAACGGAGATCTGGCCTGGCAGAGCCATGGAAGCCCCTCCTTACGGCGCGGTAGCGAGGTTGATCGGCTTGAACGGCGCGAGATCGATGATCCGGTAGACGAACTGCACCTTCAGGTTGCTGATCGACCCGGTCGTCGCCTGCGTCACGGCGCGCAGGGTGAGAAGACCCCCCGCCGGGTACACGACATCGGGGTTCGTGGGAATGAATATCGTCGGCGTGTTCGCGGCGGCCGAGAGAGCCTGGTCCGCCGAGAAGACGGGCGTTCCCGACACGGCCTGCGGGTCGTTGGACCCTGTCGGGACCGCGCCCTCGGCGGCGGTGCCGTACACGATGTTGACGGCATCCGATCCCGCGATGGCCGAGTAGATCACGACCACCGCGTAGATCTTGATATTGACGGCGAGCGGGTAGTACGCCTGAATCGTGGTGTTCGCGACCCCCGCGCCGATGCTCGGGACGTTGTCGAACGCCTCGATCCCGAGCGCATCATAGAGATACGCATTCAGCCAGTGCTGCTTCGCGAGCGTTGGCACGTCACATCCTCCTCACCAGAGGGGCCGGTGGACACCGCGTTCCATGGCGCCTCACCTGCGCCGTGCGGCCCGTTAGCCCGGCCCCTGTCGATGCTAGCTGCCTTGAGATCCCCACACGCCCCGCCAGTCCACGGCGCCGTAGGCGAGCCGGAACTTGGACTTGTGGTTGAACGTGTCCGTCGCGTCGTCGAGCCAGCTGTGGTGGCGGTTCTGGTACTTAAAGCTGACGATGATGCTGTGGGTGTCGCCCTCAAGCGAGCCCTTCCCCGCCGTGATCATCCACTGCGTCGGGCTCGTGATGTAGCGGATCACGTGCAGGCGGAGCCTGCCCTCCTGAATGTTGACCCTGTTCTCGGAGCTGAACGGGTAGTGGGTACTCCCGAGGATCTCCTCCGCGGGCTTCTGCAGGCTCGGAGGAACCCACAGGTCCTGCGGGGTGCGGTAGATCGGGATGCCTCGGTCGTCGACCAGCGTCATGAAGTGGATGAACGCGTTCTGCAGGGCCTCGGGGCTGAGCGCGAGCGTGCCGCCGCTGTTGCTCACGGTGACGCCCGGCTCCTTCAGGAGCGGGTGCGCCGTCGAGCACAGAGGCTGCCCATCCGGGAGCAGAACGGTCGAGTCGAACGCGAAATTGAAGATGTTCCAGAGCAGGAGCTCCTTCGTAATCTGCTCCGAGTACGCGAGCATCCGGGGGAGCCGGGACAGCGCGACCTTCGCGGTCTCCATCCGGCCCTCGTCGGTGATTCGATACGCGAGGCCGTAGGAGACGAACACGAAGGTGCTCGGAAGCAGCTCCTCGGCCTTGTCGAACGTCGGAGGCGCGCCCTCGACCTGGAGGCCGAAGGTCGACAGCCCGACGATGGGCGCGAACGTGATGAACGGCCTATCGCTGTCAGGCTCGACCTGGTTGTAGAGCTCGGTGTAGAGAAGCGGCATCTTGCGGACCTGCTTCTCGTACAGGCCATGCACGACCTTGGTGCTGATCTGGAAGAATTGGCTGTTGGAAATCACGGTCTCTCCTCCTTACGCGGTCACGGTCGGCAGGAACGCGGCAATGTACCGCACGTTCGTGTCGCCGAACGCTGGAAGCCCGCCGCCGGGCATGACGGCCGGAGACGTTCCGGGGAGCATGTAGGGCTTCTGCACGAGCGCGACGACGACCATCGCGGGCGTCGCAGAGCTCCCGAGGTTGATCGTCCAGTACCCGGTGGTCGCGTCCTTGATGATGTTGAAGGTCGAGCCGATATTGCCCGATGCCGACACCCCGCTCGCCGTCAGCTCGAAGTACTGCCCGGAGACGGCGTGCGCAACGTGGACCTGGTTCGCGTCGATGGGCTGGAGCTTCGTCCCCGCCTGGCTCGCGCCGAACAGGGTCGTCTCATACGGCTGCTCGAAGTTTGCGGGCGCCGTGGTCGCGGGATTGTACACAGCCAGGGCCGAATGCAACGCGAGCCCGATGATGTTGCTGTTTGCGCCGTTCGCGGCCTCCTGCGCCGCGCCCGCGCTCACGACGAGGATCGCGCCGTCGAAGAACGTCTGCCCCGACGCGATGGTGTACGCGACAACCTCCGGCTCCCAGTTCGACCGGGGGCCCTGAGCGACCTGCGCCTTCATGACAGGCCATGTGTTCGCCATAGATCGTCACTCCTTTTATCGTCCGTACTGCTTCTCGACGGTGATCTGGGCTCCGACTGCGTGGCCGACTCTCTCGCCCTCGGATCGGAACCAGTTCTCCTGATGCACGAGCCTCTTGAGAGCCCGCGCCTTCGGCTCCTCGTACATCTCGTCGGCGTACTGCTTGGGGATGCGCACGAGGATGTGCCGGTACCACCACACGCGGTCGTCCGTGCCCTCGTGGGTGACGAGGTCTCCGGCCGCGTTCAGGTCGTCCTTGCCGAGAGGCTGATACAGGCCCGCGCGGATCCGCGCCTGCGTCTCGGGGTCGTCGGCGAGCGGCCAGGCGTAGACGTACTTGTCGGGCTCGTACTTCTTGAGAATTTTCTCAAACTGCACGAGCGCGTCGCCCCGGTTCTTGAACGCGGGGCGCGCCTCGATGTACTCGCGGGCGTTGATCGCTTTCCCGCCGGGCAGAACAACGATCTCGCCGGGGTCGGAGACGGACCTCTGGCGGCGGACCTCCAGGGCCGCCTCCAGCTCCGCCTTCGCAAGCCTTTCGCTGTTCGAGAGAGTCTGAAGCTTCTCGGTCTTTGTCTCAGGCATCCCGCCTCACCTTTCCGAGCGAGGCGGGTGCCATGCACCAGCCTCGCTACTCGCTGCTCAGAAGCTCATCGAGCTCTTTGTCTTCGAGCCCCCCGAGCCGCGCGACATCCCGAATTGCCTCCAGGGTCTTCGCGTCGGCCTGCGGAGCCCGTCGTTCGGCCGTCCCTCCCGGAGCTCCCCCCGTCCCGCCCATCACGGGCGGCGTCTGCTGAGGGAGCTTCACGCCCCGTCTCTGGGCGCGATCCAGGCTCTGGGCGTAGGCGATGCCCATCGCCGTGAAGAGGATCTCGCCGAGCACGCGGTCGAGCTGCGCGGGGTCCATGCCGTCGAGGTGCCTCTGAGCCACGAGGCGGTCGAAGTAGGTCTCGACGCTTGCGAAGAAGGGGACGGAGGAGCGAGCGCGACTCTTGAAGCCCTCGATGCTCTGCCGGAGCGCGAGCTGCTTGACAGGACCGAGCGCCTTCTCCAGCGCGGCCGTGACGGCGGCCTGCGAGGTCATGAGGGTCGCGGCGAGGGGGTCCTGCTCGTACAGCCGCTGCCACTGCTCCCGCGCCTTCTCCAGGTCCGCTGGTTGGGGCTGAGGCTGGACCGGCTGAGGAGCGGGCTGAGGCTGCGGAGCGATGTAGCCGCGCGCGAGGGCTGCTCGGATCTCGTGGATCTTGGTCGGATCGCGCTCCAGCTCGTCGGCGAGGGCATCGAGTCCGAGCTCGCGGTAGCGTCGGACTTGCCGCTCGACCTCACGGAAACGTGCGAGGGGAACGACCTTGCTATCCGGTTCGCCAGACTCCGCCGTCGGAACTCCTGACACGGCAGGCTCTGACGTCCTTTCCCCTTCCTCACCCGTCGGTGCAGCAGGCGTCGACGCCGGGGACTCGTCGAGGAGAGGTACACCGAACTCGTTCTCAGCTTGCATTGTATCCCACCGCCTTTAAGTTGTCAATAGCCCTGGCAGGGCCCGTCCGGTTCAGTTCTTTTAGCTGGCGGCGCGTCTCCATTACGAATGCCCTCGCAATGAGCGAGAAAGGCCGGCCAGATTTTCCTTTCTGATACAGTTCCCCCCTCGCCCGAAGGTGTTGCGCGACATCCCGAAGGTTGAGGAGCAGACTCGCCTGCGACGTCTTAATCACCAGATATGGGTACAGGCGGGACAGAATGTAATTAGCCGAGTCTCCCGTCCAGAGTGCCATTCGAGTCTCTTTATGCGCCGAAGTAGATCGGCGATTAACTGTGACTCTTGCAAAAAACTTGTCTCTCAACCACTCCATGACCCGCGGGTTCGTGTTTGTTACTCTCAGCGCTGGGCTTAGCGTGCATTGCCGCCCGCCATTCAGATACACAGATCCCTCCCCGTCAATAAGCCCAGCGAGGTATGCCCATTCAGTTTCGGTTATCTCGTCGTATCGAGGCTCTTCAGGAACTCCATCCATCGCGATGACCTCCGACTCTGCAGGTATGACGTGATCTTGCTGAGCCAACGCATCTCGTCCCGTTGCGGAACCATCTTCATGCACATCCTGCACAGCAGCCCTCGGATCTCGCCGTCCTCCGCACGGCGATCCACGGAGAGCCGAGCCTGCCGGCCATCGCGCCCGCAGAGAGCACACACGCCCCGCTGGCGGCGCCAGAGCGCCATGTATTGGTCGTAGCTGACCCGACCCCTCTCGCAGACCGGAGCAACCGCTCTCCTCCAAGCGTCTTCCTGCTCGACACAGGCGCTGCAGAGGCGATACCGCACGCCGTGCTTCGTCAGCGGGAATTTCGCCTCGGGCAGGCACCGCCCGCACAAGCCACAGCGAACGAGAATGTCCGCCTCATTCAAGGAGGTCGGTCAGCTCCTTCGGGAGACGCGCGTTCGCAAGCTCGTAGAGCGAGACCATCATCGACTTGGTCTCGCGGAGCATCGCAATGTACGCCGCCCTCTGGCGGTCGTCGAGCGAGTCGTTCGTCAGGAGGCTCCGCCGGCACCGCGCGAGGACGGGGGCCACGATGTTCCGCAGGTAGTACTCCCATCCTGGGTGCCCAATCAGGTCATCGAGAATGTGCCGGACCTCGCGAACGGCCGCCTCAGCCACCGAGCGGCCCCCCCTGGATCCCTGCGAACGGGCTCACGCCCTGCTGCTGCTGCGCCGCCTTCTTGGGGCGGCGTCGTCCTCCGGCCGGAGCTCCTCCGGGAGCGCCGCCTCCGCGCGCGCCCATCATGGCCGCCATCTGCGCCATCTGCTGCATCTGCTGCTGCATCGCGGCGGCCTGCTCCTCGGTCCCGATGATGCTGATCGTGTCCTCGATCTCGAACTCTTCCAGGATTCGCTGCGTCATGGCGAACACGCGGCGCATGTCCTGGCGCACGAGCGGGTTCTGCATCATGAGGTTGTACAGGAACAGGAGCTCCTGCCTCCGCGCCTGGCGGTCGAGCGGCGCGCCCATGCCGTTGATCCCGATGTCGTAGCCGAGCGACAGGATGTCCTTGCCGATGGTGACCTCGCGCGTCGGCGCGCCGGGGATCGACACCGACATCTGGTCCGGCCCGTACTGCAGGGTCAGCTGGTGCGTCTGGTACGCGCACTCGTGGAGCGCCCTCTGGAGGCGGCTCGCCATGAGCGCCATGCGGATCGTGACGGCCGCCGCCACGAGCTGCATCTCGTACTTCGTGCGCCGACCTCCCGGGGCCTGCCCGACCATCTGGTCGGAGAGCCCCAGGAGCTCCTTCGCATAGTTGTTCAGGAGCAGCTCTTCTTCCCAGGACGACTGCGGCACGTCCGGGAGCTGCATCATCTGCAGGTCCGTGACCTGCCCCACGTTCCAGATCGTGCCCGGTCCCCAGGGGCGCGCGCTGTTGTCCGGAGACGCGCCCGCCGTGCGCAGGAGCGGCGGAGACAGGCGCAGGTCGATCTCGTCGCGCCGCTGATTGTGGATCGCGTTCAGCTCGATCTGGATCCCGTACAGCCGCTCGCACGCCGAGTAGCCGTAGAATCGGTTGGGGCGCTCCATCGGAGAGAACGCGACGAACGGCCTGCGCCCGTGCGCATAGGGGTAGGCGTGCGCGCCGAGGAGCGTCTTCGTGTACTCGTGGAAGTAGAGGACGTTCTCCTCGAAGATGCCGTCGCCATCGAGGTCGAACTCGCGGGTGTGGATCCGCCAGACCTTGAAGTAGGACGCCTGCTGGCGCTTCCCCAGGATCTTTGTCTCGGCCGACGGAGAGACATCGACCTGCCCGCCCATCGTGTACGTCTCCGTGTGCTCGTCCTGCGGCAGCTCCTCCTGGCCATTGACCGTGCGGATGACGTACTCGACCTTGTCCTTCCACAGCGTTTTCGCGCGCGCCATCGCGCGGAGGTCGGCTTCCGACAGGTACATCACGCGGCCGACCGACGGCGCCTCCTCAATGGAGCGAGCCCACGCCGGGAACAGGTAGAAGTCGCGGAGCTCGACGGGCGTCCACCGCACGTCGTTGTACTCCTCGATCTCGACGGGGCGCACGATGCGCTCGGTCACGGGATTCCCCTCTGCGTCGAGCACCGGGATGCCCGTCTCCTGATCGACCACGGGGGCGTCGAGCACGAGGTTCGCCACCCGGACCTTCTTCTCCCACAGGATCTCCATGACCGCCGTGCCGTCGCGGAGACCCATATGCACGAACTGGTAGATCGCGTTCACCCAGTCGTTCTTGATGAGCTTCGTGTTGTAGAAGCGCTCGACGAGGTAGCTGTGCTGCTCGGCCTGCGGCGAGAGTCCCTTGACCGCGAAGAGGCGCGGCGCCACGACCAGCTGCATGAGACGCGAGACGGCGGTGTCGAGCTGGGTGGCAGTAAGCGGAACGAACACATTCGACGCCGACGGCCACGGCCAGTCTCTCTGCTGGACGCGCATGTTGTACTGCGCTTCCCAGAGATCGAGGTTACGATCAAGCGTCTCGCGCGCGGAGGTTCCCTGCGCGACCATGAGGTCGAGCGTCTGCTCCAGCTTCGACCTCAGATCTCCGGAGATGCGCGGCGTGTAAAACTCCGCGCGCGTGGAGTCAGGATCGTGGAATTGCTGGGTCTCAGGCATCTACTTGTTCGCGGGGTGCCGAGGGCGGCCGCGCCTCTTCTTTCTCTTGTGCGGATACTTCCCTCCGTGCGCCTGCTCTTTACGGCGTTCGCTCAGGAAAATGGCCGTCGCCTGGGCACGACTCTTTACCTTGGGGCCGTGCTTACTCCCCGACCGCAGTGTTCCCCTCTTGAATTTCTTCCACACGTCCTTGCTCGGCATCGCCCCGCACCTACCGGATCGCCTTCGGCTTCTTCAGGCGGTACCGCTTCGTCCGCGCGCCGATCCCCGTCCCAAACTTACTGATCCCCTTGGGGCCGCGCACGCGGATCCGAAGCCCTGTCCGGAGCTTCGGGAGCTTCGGTCGCAGTGAAATGAACTTCGCCATCAGAAGATCCCTCCTACGCCCGAGCTCCCCGTGCTCGGAGCGACGAATGGGCCGCCCGCATACGCCGTGTCCGGCTGCGGCGCTGGCCTGCGCGCTCGCTTCGGCGCGACCTTCTTCGTTCGCTTCGGAGCGCGCACGACGACGACCGTCTTCTTCGCGCGCTTTCGACCCGCCTTTCCCTTCCCCTTCTTCTTGTGCGCCACCTACGCACCTCCCGTCTGGGTTGGTGTATCCTGCTTGGCGTATGCCACGAGATCATCGACAAGGCGGTCAAGGAGCGCGCGGAGCCGCATCTCCCCCATCGCCTGAAGCCTCTGCCCGAATCCGGCGATCACGAGGCCGTCAAAGGCCGGGGGAACGCCGAGGTCGGACAGGATCGCCTTCGCATCGCGGAGCGCCGCATCCCTGTCCATGGCTAGTGGAAGATGACGCGGCCCGCGATGACGAGGTGCTGCGACAGCCACGCCGCGAGCCCGAGAAAGATCAGAAGCCAGATCATGGTATCCTCCCTCCTCCCACGAGAGCGACATAGAGAAGTGCCGGAAGCACGAGAAAGATCAGAAGCCAGACCACGGTGCCGTTCCCCCGATCAAAAAGACATAGAGGATCGCCGCCGCAAGGTTCACCGCGAACACAACGACCGCGATCCACGCGAGCATGAGGAGCGCATCCCGCACGTCGCGGCGCAAGCGCATCCTACTTCCCCTTCTTCTTGAACGGTCCGCCCGGAACGCTGTAGTGACCGACCTTGCCGCCGCGGACCCATCCCTGGTGCGTGTTCTTGGGCTTCAGCTCGTGCCCACCCTTGTGCGCGCCCTTCTTCGCCACCGTCCGTCCTCCTTTCGGCTGGAATGTGCGGGGGCGGAGCGAGACCAGGGCGGGGAGCCCTGAGAGACGGGCCTCTGTGGCGGCCAGCCCATCGAGAGGAGAGAATCCACGCTACCGCCCCCGACCAGCATCGATGTGAGCGGTCGACATCCCCGCCGTAGGTAAAGTATATGCCTTCCGAGAGGCGGGTGTCAAGTCATCCTCCTTGTCATCCTCCTCGACCCATTTCTTCCAGACCTCCTGGGGGGGCGCCACAATCGCCATGTGCTGCGCGAGGCTGTCCAGGAGGTCGTCGTGCCGAGTCTCCGGCCAGTCCTCCAGCTCCTGATAGAGGTCAGACAGGCCGCGCCGCAGGACGATCTTCCCCGCCCGCATGAGCGGCTGAAGGGCGTTGATCCGCTCCGCCTTCGTGCGCCGCCGCGACTCCGTGTAGGGAATCACGGCAACGCCCCCCAGCCCTTCCTCACGGAGGCGGTCCACGAGCGCGGCCCGGTACAGCACCTGCGCGGATGTCGCCTCAATCGCGACGCGGCGCAGGCCATACCTCCGAATGTAGTACACGAGCGTATCGAGCACGGTCGCCGGGCCCGCCTTGAGACGGGTCGCCTCCAGCACGTACCACGTCTTCTCGCCGTCGACGGCCACGACCGTGATGCCTGTGTAGTCCGCCTCGGCCGAGGTCGAGTACGCGGGGTCGACCGCCATAGTGAGCGCGACGGGGAACGACGCCTCCTCCGTCGTGAGCACGGGGAACGGGTAGGGATCGACCTCGCCGTCGAAGAACCGCCACCAGCGCCGCGGGAAGATGCGGGCCGACTCCTCGATGGGCGAGTTCTCGTACCAGACCGCGTAGTACTTCTCCTCCAGCTCGTCCCGCTTCTGCCGGAGGAACTCCTCCGTCAGCCGCGACGGGAAGTACAGAGAGCCGTCGGGGAGGTAGGCCGAGCGGATGAGCGTCACCCACTCGCGCTTCCCGAACTTCTTCTCGCGCGCCTCGTCCTGGCGCAGGATGTGCCCGTAGACATCGTTGTTGTGCCAGCGCGTCCCGATGATGAGGAGGACTCCGCCCGGCTCCAGGATCGGGTAGAGCGTCTGCACGTAGCGGTGGACCGACCGGATCGTCGCGTCGCTTGTGATGTTCTTCTCGCTGTGCAGGTCGTCGCAGATGATCACGTCGTAGTGCCCGCCGACCTTCGGGCGGTTGACCCCCGCCGTGTCGATGGACGGCTCCTTGATCGGCTTCGTGCGCTGCGGGATGAGGATCGACTCCTCCGACCACTCGGGCGCGCCCGTCACCCAGTCGCCCACGAAGTCGCGCACCGCCTGATGGTACTGGAGGTACGCCTGGATCTCCTGGAGGTAGTCCTTCGCGATGTCGTGCGTGTGCGAGCTGATGAGGATCCGCAGGTTCGGGTCCCGCACAAGGAGCCAGATCGGAAGCCCGATAGACGCGAGGCTCGACTTGAAGCTACCGCGCGGAACGAGGAGCATCCCCTTCGCCTGCTCGCTCCCCGCCCCCAGCCGCTCGACGAGCCTCTGGAGGAAGCCGCACATCTCGCGGTGGGGCTGCTCCTCCACGTCGAACTTCATGACCTCGCGGCAGAAGGCGAAGAAATCAGTGAGCAGCCTCTGACGACGGCTCGTACTGGCGAGGGTCAATGCCTCGGCTACGAGCGATCTGGAGAAGCTCTCGGATGGCGGCGGCAATCTGCTCATCGGAGTACTCTGTCACCTTCTGCGTGCCCAGGGTCTCGGCCATTTTCTCGAACCGCTCGTAGGTCTTCTGAAGCTCCTGCGCGGCCGGGCGCACAATCTTGTCGTAGTACCGCAGCCCTATCGCGCGCAGCTTCGGGTCCTCGCTGTTCAGGAACTCCAAGCACACCTGCGCCGCGCGGTCCTGGATCTGCGTGAACATCATGAAGTTCCGGCCCAGGAGGCGCGCGAGGAGCATCTGGACGCCCCGGTTCTTCATGAGGTCGTCCGTGTTCTTGCCCACCTGCGCGGGCGAGTACTCGGCCGCGAGGTACGCGCGGCCGATGCTCCCGCGCCGGATCTCTCCCTTGCCCGCCTGGATCTCGCGCACGAGGTGGGCGGCAAAGCAGATGCGCTGGTCCGTCACCCCGAGGAGCCGCAAGGTCGCGAGCTCTCCAGGGAACAGCTGGCTCTTAATTTCTTCGACGAGGGCGAGGTTCTCGGGCTTTGTGAGCATGGAGCTGCGGACCCGGGCCTGTTGCCG